AGAAATCAGCAACAGGGACAGAAGTAGAATTTACTGGCATTCCTGCAGATGCAATGGAAATTACCCTGATGTTCAAAGGTGTATCGCAAAATAGTACTAGAGATATTTTAGTACAATTAGGATATAGTAATAGTTGGATCGCATCTGGATATGTTAGTAACTCCGAGAATACACAAGGGGATGATGAAGTACATTCCACAAACGGGTTCGTAATTTACTCTAATGCTTCTAATTCTGAACATCACGGTTCGATGATCATCAATAAGGCATCTTCTAGTTCTTACACAGCGATTGGTGAATTTAGAAGGACTAATTCTGGTGGTTCTCATGCACGAGGTTCTTTATCTTCAGTGAGTGGGACGGTAGAAAGATTAAAAGTAACAATATTGAACCAGAACAATCAGGAAGCTTTTGATGCTGGAACAATAAGTGTTTCTTATAAGACAAGTGGTTCTGGTGGAAATTCACAGTCTGGAACATCCAAAGTTGCAATATTAAAAGATCAGAAAGGTAATCAAGCAAGTGGTGGAACATTTACTGGAGGTGGTTGGAGAGACAGGGATTTAACCGTAGAAGAAGACCCATCAAATTTTGTTACTTTTACTGCAGGTGGTTCAACAGGTGCAGGAAGTTCTGGAAATACACCTGGTTATTGGTCATTACCTGCAGGAGACTATAAGATAGACTGGACTGCTCCAGCATTTTCTGTAAGTAGACATAAAAGTAGATTAGTTTATAGCACCACACAATCACATATTTCAACTGCTGGACTTGATGCATCAGCATCATTCGTTGAGGGTACAAGTGTTCACACTGGTACCGCTAATGCAAGCACCGATTCCACTGGTCACACGATCATTAATCTTACACAGACAACTTGGTTTAAAGTAATGCACTATTGTAGCACTACAGAGAGTGATGCAGGATTTGGTAGAAAGCAATCATCTAATGCTAATTCTGCAACTGGAGATAACGTTTATACTCAAGTAAGAATCGAAGATTTAGCAACTGTATTTAAATCAGGTGTTACCATTGGAGATAAAATTGAAGAGGGTAATACAAAGGCAGAGGTAGTTGATACTGGAACAGACGGAAAATTTGTAATAACAACAGAAGGAGTAGAAAGAATTATTGTAGATCCAAGTGGATATTTAAACGCAAGAGCAGATATAAGATTAAGAAGAACTTCAACTAATGATGGTGGATTATATTTTGGAGATAGTAACAATAATTATATTTTTGGATCTGACGATGATGATGTTTTAACTTTCGCTACTAATGGCACAGAAAGACTTCGCATTGGACAAACTGGGGTGACAACTAGTTTCTTGGGGACAGGTAACTCTGATAGTTTTAATATTCAAGGTAACGCATCTCAAGGTAGAACAACCTTTAATGTAATAGCAGGTAACGCTAATTCAAATGCCAGCACCTCTATGCGTTTAACTCGCACAAATGGGAATCAACCCTTATCATTATTCATAGAAAATGATAGTGATGATGGTAATATCATGAACCCTACTCAAGGTGGTAGTTTGATATTCCATACAAACGCATCTGGTTCTTCTTTAGAAAAAATGAGAATCACATCATCTGGATTGGTAGCTATTAAATCAACTGGACAATTAATAAATGAAAGTGGTTTAGGTGTGAGATCATCAGGAAATACTTGTGTCTTGAAAGCTGAGGGTAATAGACAGCACAACCCTTTAATATGTTGGAATAATTTTAGTGGTGGTAATTCTGCACAACAAATACAATTTGGTGATGGTACAACTTATGGATCTCGTGGTTCAATAACAACAAATGGATCAACTGTTACTTATGGTGGAACATCTGATTATAGATTAAAACAAGATGAAGTTTTGATAACTGATGGTATAGAGAAAGTAAAATTATTAAAACCAAGAAGATTCAAATGGAAAAATAATCTTAATTTGGGTATTTGTGATGGATTTTTTGCACATGAAATTGAAGAAGCTACACCTACTTCTCAGGCAAGCATTGGTACAAAAGATGCTGTTGCCACAGAGTCAGATGTCAACGTAGGATTAGCAACATCAATAGGTGATCCCATTTATCAACAAGTAGATCAATCAAAACTAATACCTATTTTAACCGCAGCATTAAAAGAAGCAATAGCAAAAATCGAAACTCTTGAAACTAAGGTTACTGCACTTGAAGGATAAATAAAAACAATCATAAGTTAAATATGGAAGATTTTGTTCTTAATGTTGTAGTAGACTTATGCTCTCGAAGTTTTTCTCTAGTGAGTGAACATGGAGATATTAGAAATATTAAATGTGATACCGTAGATGAGTTTTTGAGAGTGTTAAGAGTATGTGATGAATTACTTCCACCAGACGCAATAATTTACAAGGAGTTGGCAACCCAGAAGGACAAGTAAATAAATAATGACTTGACTGGGAAGCTAAATAGACCTAGTATAGTATGGTATTGCCATCAAATTTATAGTAGATAAAAAAAGATGCCTCTTAATAAGCTAGAGAATTTCATAAAGAATGCTGAAGGACGTATACTTTATGTAAATCCAAATGATCTTGATTCCACCGATGGTATAGAAAATCAAGGAAACTCCTTAACTAAACCCTTTAAAACTTTACAGAGGGCATTAATCGAAGCAGCAAGATTTTCATATCTGAAAGGTAATGATAATGATTTTGTAGAGAGAACAACTATACTTTTATTTCCAGGCGAACATATAGTAGATAATAGACCAGGTTTTGGTATTAAATCAGAGTCAGGACAAGCAAAGGCAGTAAGTCCTGGTGGCGATTCAACAGGAGCAATCAATACTTTATCACTTACATTAGACTCAAATTTTGATTTAACACAGGAAGATAATATACTTTACAAGTTTAATAGTGTAAATGGTGGAGTCATAGTTCCAAGAGGAACCTCTATAGTTGGATTAGACTTAAGAAAAACGAAGGTAAGACCAAAATATGTTCCAAACCCAACAGATAATAATGTAAAACAAAGTGCAATATTTCGTATCACAGGTGCTTGTTACTTCTGGCAGTTTACCATCTTCGATGGAGATGAACTTGAAACAGTTTATACAGACCCTATTAATTTTAATACTACAAACAAATCTATTCCAACATTTTCTCACCATAAGTTAACTTGTTTTGAATATGCTGATGGTATTACTAGATTAGAACAATATAGTGAACTTACAGATTTAGATATTTACTATAGTAAATTATCAAACGCATATAATAAAGCATCTGCTAATAGAGAGATAACTCAAAAATATCCATCTGCTCCAAAGGGATTTGCCCCACAACGACCAGAATTTGAAATTGTTGGTGCTTTTGCGACTGACCCTCTTAATGTGACAAAAATCGAGTCTGGAGATGGTGCTACACCAGGACAAGTTGTCACAGTATCAACTTCTGTACCTCATAATTTAACTGGTGGTACTCCAATTAAAGTTAGAGGTGTTAATGTTGCTGATTATAATATTTCAACAAAGGTTTCAAGTGTAATAAATGAAACTAAATTTACTTATTTGTTACCGTTTGTAAGGGGCAATTTACCTGCTGGTGAAGTAGGTGGATTAAGTTCTGCAAACGCACAGGTATTGGTCGAAACTGATACAGTATCGGGAGCATCTCCATACATCTTTAACATATCAATGCGTTCAGTATATGGTATGCAAGGTATGCATGCTGATGGTAAGAAAGCAACTGGATTTAAATCAATGGTTGTGGCACAGTTTACGGCTGTATCACTACAAAAAGACGATAGAGCATTTGTTAAGTATGATAAAACAAATCGCAGATATAACGGAATTGTATTCTCAAAACAAACTGGTGAGCTACTTTCATCTGAGTCATCATCTACAAATCCAAACACTGTATATCATTTAGATCAAGAAGCGAATTATAGAAAAGGTTTCCGCACAAGTCATATCAAGGTATCTAATGATGCTGTTGTTCAAATTGTATCTGTATTTGCGATTGGTTTCCATAGTCATTTTAATATGATAAACGGTGCTGACGCATCTATAACAAACTCCAACTCTAACTTTGGTACATTTGCACTTGCAGCAGAGGGATTTAAGAAAGAAGCATTTGCTAAAGATGATAAGGGATTTGTAACATCAATTATTACTCCACGTTCGATTGTTACTGAAGAGCAAGACATTGAATATCTTCAACTTGATGTATCAGAGACAACATCATCTAGAGCTTATTTGCTTGGATATAGTGATGAAACTTTACCACCATCACATTTTGCCCAAGGATATCGAATCGGTGCAAAGGTAAATGAAAAATTATATATTGACAAGGGTGGTTCAACGTTCCAAGCGACCATTGTGATGGCAAAAGGAGCAACTAATTCCACCACAGGCACATCTTTTACATCAGAAAAAGTATATAAAGGAGTTCATAGTTCTCCTACATTCTTCAAAAAATCTTCATATAAACTCAGGGTAAATCATGAGTTAGAAACTGGAGAATCTGTAAGACTCATATCCGACTCAGGAAATCTACCAGAAAATATTGATCCACATAGAGTTTACTATGCGATTACAACTACAGTTGACTCAGAGTTAGCGGGAGATGAAATTAAATTAGCATCATCATTTGCTAACGCTCAAAACGGTGTGTTTATTGATTCAGTATCTAATTTGGATGAATTTAATATTGTAAGTAGAGTATCTGATAAAAAACCAAATGATGCTGGACATCCAATACAATATGATTCAGGTGCTGGACAGTGGTTTATTCATACAAGCACATCTGGAAATACCATCAATAATGGTTCGATGTATGCAGGTGCAGATGACAGGGACATTAGTTATATTCTAAGAAATGAAGATAATCGTGGATTAGATGACAAGACATACAAAATAAGATATGTTGTTCCTAAAGAATTAACAAATGGTAAAGATCCAACTGACGGATTTGTACTACAGGATTCAAGTTCAACTAACGTATCTTCTAACACTGACTTTACAAAAACAGAGATTACTGCTAATAATTTTGATTTTGAACGTAACACTAGATTTATATCAAACGCTGTATTCGTAAGTGGTCCTCCTGCAAAGGCAGTTGTTAGGACAGATAAACCTCATAATTTAAATGTTGGTGATCAAATTATTATTAGAAATATTAAATGTTCTATTAATCAAAATGGTGTAGATGATAAAGGATTCAATGGTACATTCATTGTAACTGATAGAGATAATAGCAAGGAATTTAGATACTCAAACGTTGATGTAGAGGGTGTAGCACATTCAATGGGTACATTCATTAATACCACATCAACAAGGGATAACCAACTTCCTAGAGTTAATCGAAACAATAATAATGAAAACTTATTTGTTTATAGATCAACAGTTATAACTCCATATATTGAGAATGTACAGGATGGTATCTATCATTTATTTGTATTAAATTCAAATAATAAGATGGTTGATCCATCTAGTGAGTTTTCTGATGATAAGTTTAATCAAAATATTGTTAATCTATATCCAGAATATGATCGTGATAATGTAAATGATAATCCACCTGAAGCAAATTCATTTGCTAAGAATTTTCCTATAGGTGACGTTGTAACCAACGATTTAAAGAAAAGTATTACAAGAGAAACTACAAATAATTTCTTAAGTGGGTTTGATGTAAGTAATACTATTTCATCAATATCCACAAATGTTGCTGGTACTCTTGCAACACTTACATTTGATAAAGAACACAGTTTTGAATCATTAAAATATGTTTCACCTAGTTCGTTAACTGGTGGTTCTAATCATCTACCAGCATCAGGTCAAGCAACATATCATAATATTAAATTATTAAACAATACTTCTACAGCATCCAATTCTAACTGGGATGGAGCGACTGCAAATGTTACAGTTCAAAATGGTGTTGCTATTGCTGCTACAATTACTGATGGTGGTTCTGGATATAAAAATGGAGAACAACTTTACTTTGATTCACAAGACGTTGTAACTGGTGGTATTGGTGGAAACGCTAGTGGATTTGTTGTAACGTCAGATGTTGGTATATCATCTGCAACTGGTTGTTATGTGCAAATCACTGGTATATCAACTGGAACCGATTCATACCATAGAATTAATAGTATTACCTCTAAAAATTCAATATCAATTCACAAAGAAGCTAGTGATTTATTGTTGATTGGTCAACAAGTTGTTGATATGGGTGCTTGGTCAAGTATCAAGAATAAATCTTATAATGCAACCACAAAAATATTAAGTATAACATCTCACTCAGCAACCAGTTTATTAGTTGGAAATAGTTTTAGACTTCTTAATTCATCTAATGAAAGTTTAGGTGATTTTATAGTTAATACTCATTCTAGTTCAGTCAATGCTACAACTGGTCAATTAGAAGAAACAATAACTGCAACATCACCTAACGATGTTACAAATCCAGTATATATTTTAAAACATGGATTATCTGCTCATAATGCTGCATCAGGTGTGGGAGAGGAAAATGTTGCAGTGAGAGGTATGTCTGTTTATGACCATGATTATCTCGTAGCAAACGAAGATATTGATAAGTCAGAAACAAGTATTCAAATATTATTACCTAATGGTAATACAGTTGGTGAAAATATAATGTCACGTTTCCCAATAGGTTCTTACGTGCAGGTAAATGATGAGATAATGAGAATTGCGAAGAACACTCTAGGTGGTGGACAAGCAATAGAGGTTATTCGTGGTGTATTAGGTAGTCGAAATAATACTCATAAACAATTCTCACATCTTAAGAAAATAAAACCATTACCAATTGAACTAAGAAGACCATCTATTTTAAGAGCTTCAGGTCACACATTTGAATACGTTGGTTATGGTCCAGGTAACTATTCTACTGCTCTACCTCAGTTACAGAATAGAACTTTGAGTGAGAGAGAAGAGTTCTTATCACAGGCACAAGAAACATCTTGTGGTAACGTAGTTTACACTGGTATGAATGATAAAGGTGATTTCTATATTGGAAATACAAAAACATCATCAGCAAGTGGACAACAAACAACATTTGATATTCCCGTACCCACTATCACTGGTGAAGATCCAAATCGTTTAAGTATAGTTGCTGACGAAGTTATTGTTAAAGAAAGACTACTTGTTGAAGGTGGAACATCTAAAAATATTCTATCACAATTTGATGGTCCTGTAACATTCAACGGTTCCGTAAGACATAATGATAACCTTACTGTTCAAGGTATTGCTAATCTTAATAATACTCTTAATTCAACAAGTATCAATACTGGTTCTCTTGTTGTTAAGGGTGGTGTTGGAATTGCTAAAGATATCTTCATTGGAGGAGATATAAACGGTACTGGTGAGTTTGATGGAAATAGTAACATTTCTGGATTCAATAATGTCACAGCGACTAATTTCATTGGTGATGGAGCTCAACTAACAAATACTGGTGCAACTTTATTCCCATCAGGTACAAATGGAGATACACAAAAAGTTGTTTTAACTCATCTGTCATCAGGCACGATGACTTTAGGTACAACTGATGCCGACTTAACATTTACAGCTTCCACAAACACTTTATCTTGTCCAAACTTCAGTGGTAATTTTGCAGGTAACTCAACCACAGCATCATTAGCAACTGATGTTGTTGGTGCTGCCAATAGAGTTTTATTTAATTCTTCTACCAACGATACAACCACCTCTGCTAACCTTACTTTCAATAGCACTACACTATCAGGAACTGGTCTTGAGATTAAACTACTAGATGGTAAGAAATTATTTTTCGGTTCTAGTAATGATTTAGAAATAGTCCATGATAGTGGAAATTCTATCGTCAGAGAGACTGGAACTGGACAACTCTTCCTACAAAGTGATGGAATAGTTTATATCACTAAAACTAATGGAACTTCCATGATGGGAGAGTTTAGTGGTTCTGGTGCAGTAAAATTACATTGGAATGGTAGTAATACTGGACTTAGACTTGAGACAACTCAAACTGGTGTTAAAACATATGGTAATCTTGAATCAACAGGTGATGTTATAGCATTTAGTGCATCTGATATGACATTGAAGAAAGATATTTCACCAATACAAAATGCACTTGATATGATTAATAAGTTAAGTGGTAACACATTTACATGGAGCACTGATTTATTCACCTTACTTCCATATGAAAATGGTACTAAGGATACAGGAATTCTTGCACAAGAAGTTGAAGCACTTGGATTACCTGGTGTTACAACTACAAGAGGTGATGGTGTCAAGGCAGTTCGTTATGATAGATTAATTCCAGTTTTGATTGAAGCAGTTAAAGAACTTACTGCGAAAGTTAAGACTCTTGAAAACAAATAAATAACTAAAAAAATACTGATGGCGAATATTAAGAAGAGTTTCAATTTTAGGAATGGTGTTCAGGTTGATGAAGACAACCTGTTAGTAACCTCTACTGGATTGGTTGCAATAGGAAAAACTGTTCCTACTGAAGCACTTGATGTTGAAGGTAATTTAATTGTATCTGGAATATCAAGTTTTCCTAATGCTCAATCAGGTGTATTAACAGTAACAACTTTCAATCCAACAGAGATTATTGGTGCGGGTGTAAGTATAAAAAGTGGTATAGTTACAAGCACAGGTGGTGGAGGAATTGTTACATTTTATGGTGATGGTCAATATTTACAAAATCTTCCTAGCACACAATTTGTAAGTTCAAATACTGGTATTGCTCTTACGTCACAAAATTGTGGAATTGGAACAACAAACGCTACAAGCACCTTGCAAGTTGGAGGTTTCCCACCTTCACATATGGGTGTAGGTATTAGTTCTGTAGGTAATATTCACGCATCAGGTATTATAACAGCAACAACTTTTGTCGGTTCATTTAGTGGTAATGTCACCACCGCTACTCTGGCAGATGCAGCAGTTAAATTACAAACTGCAAGAAATATAGGTGGATTACCTTTTGATGGAACTGCTAATATTGATCTTCCAGGTGTCAATATAGCTGGTAATCAAAATACCTCTGGTAATGCAAGTGGTTTACAAGGAACTCCAAATATCACTGTAACAACTCTCTCTGCTGTTGGAAACGCCAATGTTGATGGAAATTTAAATGTACTTGGTAACACGACTCTTGGTAATAATTCATCAGATAATTTAACTGTCCCCGCAACATCCACATTTAATTCTACTATAACTGGTGTATCTGGAGAAAACAAAATACCATCATTATATTCTAATATGGGTGCCTTGCCCAATGCTAGTACATATCATGGTATGTTTGCTCACGTTCATTCAACTGGTAGAGGTTACTTCTCACACGCAGGAGGATGGTATGAAATAGTTAATAAAGAAACAGATGGTAGAGTTGGAACAGGTACGGAAGTTTATAATGTTGGAGATATAGATTCATCAGGAACTATAACCGCAGTATCTAAACTTGGAGTAGGAGTTGCAAATCCAGTTAATGATATACATTTAAGAAAAACAGGAGACACTGAATTACAAATAACTAGTGACTCAGGAACAGCTGGTATCACTCTTGGTAGAGAAAGTGGTTTAAGCAACACTAATAATGCAGAAATAAGATATGGTCAGGATACTGGTGCAAATTATAGTTCAGCACAGTCATTTGATTTAATTAATTATGGAACAGGTAATTTTAATTATCATCTAAGTGCAGCAAATGCTAATAATGTTGAGGGTAATTTCTTCTGGCATAGAGGTCTTAATAATGATCGTTTAATGACCTTAACTGGTATTGGAGGTTCACTAGGTATTGGATTGACAGTCCCTTCAAAAAAATTAGATGTTTTTGGTAGTGCTAATATTTCAAGTGATCTTGATGTTGGTGGTAATCTTAATGTCACAGGATCATTTACAACAGGAACATTGAATGTAACAACTGTTCTTGGTGATTTGCAAGGAAATGTAACTGGAAATTTAACTGGATTAATTAATTCACCTAGTACAGGTATTTCAACAATACCAAAATTAACTTCCACTGGAATTGGTATAGGAGTTACTGATAGTGGAAAAGCACTTAATATCAACTCTAACATAGAAAGTAAAGTTTTTGTAACTACGGATGGAAGAGTTGCGATTGGAACTGATGTCTTTTCAAATAGTTCAGTAAATGTTGAATTAAAATCTGATGTATTTGTTCATAATTCAATCTCAGTCGGTAATACAGCACAATGTGCAGTTGATTTCTCTGATGTAGTAAATATCCCAGATGATACAGGTGTCAGACAAAAAATGGCATATATGGTTCCACCTGTAGTAACAACATCTCAAAGAAATGTATTTTCAAATGCACACACTACTGGAGCTGGTAGTACAGCAACAGGTGCTTTCATTTACAATAGTACAATCAATAAGTTAGAGGTATATGATGGTGCTAGTTGGACACCTCTTGAAGCAAATAGTGGTGGAGGAGAAGTAAACCAAAACGCATTTTCTAATATTTCTGTTAGTGGTCAAAATACTGTACAGGCAGACTCAAAAACTGACACTGTAACTTTTGTTGGTGGTACTGGCATGACCATCACAACAAATTCTACTGGAGATGAGGTAACATTTACATCATCTGGTGGAGGTGGTGGTAGTAGTCTTCAATCAAGAACCACTGATACAGCAACCACTGGATCTTTAGCACCTGGAGCTGCAACTAATTTAAATATGACGACAGCGAAATCATATGTTTTACAAAAAATTACAACAAATTATGCTGCGTGGGTAACTGTATATACGGATGTAGGTTCTAGAACTGCTGACGCAAGTAGAGCAGAAACCACTGATCCATTACCAGGTTCTGGTGTTATTGCTGAAGTAATTACAAGTGGTCCTACAACACAAATATTAACACCTGGTGTAATTGGATGGAATGGTGACGCTACTCCTTCAACTAATACTTATCTTAAAGTCGTAAATAAAGAGAGTAGTTCATATCCAATTACAATAATTTTAGATTACCTTAAGTTGGAGGATTAATGAAAGAATATATTGTTACTTGTAAGACTCATGAAGACCTTCAAAGTCTCTATGATGATATGGAGACACCAGGTGGAAGTCTTCATATTCCAGATAGGGCAGTAGAATTGGTACAAAGAAGAAATATTAGTCGAAATACACATTACATGCTTACTGAATCAGAAGCAAATGAGATAAGTCAAGATAGTAGGGTTCTTGCTTGTGAGTTGAATCCACTTGATCAAGGTATTGAATTTCTACCACTTTGGACACAAACTGGTGATTTTGATAAAACAACATCAAATCTTGATAATGATGATAAAAATTGGGGTTTATATCGTCTAATCAAAGGAGACTCAGTATCAAATTGGGGAACTGATGGTACTACAGAAATATCAAATCAATTTATTAATACAACTTCATCAGGAAAGAATGTTGATGTTATCATCACTGATGATCATATTAATCCAAATCATCCTGAGTTTGCTGTTAATCCTGATGGAACTGGTGGTAGTAGAGTAAATCAATTTAATTGGTATCAATATAGTTCTGCATTAGGATACACTGGAACCCCTGCAACATATACTTATAATTTCACTGGTAATCACGGAACTCACGTAGCGGGAACCGCTTGTGGTAATACACAAGGGTGGGCAAGAGACGCAAATATCTATAACATAAATTTCTTATCCTCTGGTTCTGGTTACGGGGGAAATAGTTGGGCACAATATTTGTGGGATTACGTTCGTTATTTTCATAAAAACAAACCAATTAACACCAGTACAGGAAGAAGAAATCCAACTATTATGAATAACAGTTGGGGATCCTCTCTTAACATTTATCTCTCTGATCTTGGGAATGTATTCAATACAGCCCACAATTGTAATTCTGTTACGTATCGAGGAACAACTACTGATATGTCTTCGATGAATAACACTCAGAAAAAAACAACGTTAGAATCAAATGGGTGTCCTGTTCCTTTTAATACTTATCTTCGGAGAGTACCTAACAGAAATACAGCAATAGATGCTGATATTCAAGATGCTATAAATGATGGAGTCATTGTTATTGCAGCAGCTGGAAATAGTTATTGGAATGGCGAACTCTCTTCAGGTCCAGACTATAATAATTATGTAGGTTTTACATATAATTTTAGCAACTACATTCATTATCATTCAAGAGGTTCAAGTCCAGCTGGTGCTGATAATGTTATATCTGTTGGAAATATTGGAACTAAGGTGAATGAATATAAGGATGATAGCAGTGATTGGGGAGAGAGAGTAGATATCTTTGCTCCAGGTACCCAGATTATATCAGCTGTATATGATCAATCATCTGCAACCTCAGAGGGTTATGGACCACTTGTAGCAGATCCTAGAGATAATTCTTACTATCTTGGATCTGTAACTGGCACCAGTATGGCAAGTCCACAAGTCTGTGGAATACTTGCCTGTCTTGCAGAACAAGAACCAAATCTTACACAAGCAGAAGCACGACAACATCTAATTGAAAATTCGTTACCAGAAATTGGTTCACAAGGATTGCCAGAGCAATCACCATATGAAGGATTGGGTGATAGTAATAATCGTTATGCATTTATTCCCAAGAAAAGACCTGATACTGGTATGGTAAGTCCAGCTCAACTACATAAGAATAGGAATACTGAGAATCCTACAATTACTACAGGAGTAAAATATCCTAGAGTTAGGTATCAAACAACCTCTTAAGAAATGGCAATTAATAAAACATCAGGACAACAATTAAGTTTTCAAAATGATATTGAAGCAGAATTTGGAAACAATCCATTAAGAAGTTTAGGTAGTTATAGAAACACTCATCCTGATTTTGGAAATAAAAATCTTGGTGAATTATCAGATTTGCCACTTGATACTGGTATTCCTAAATCTGGAACTATAAGATTTAGTGATTTTTATGGTAAACAATTAAATATAGTAGTAGATTTGCATTCAAGTGGTAATACAGATTACAATTTAGATGTATACTCTAATAGATTTGCAAACGGTAATTATAATATAGTTGGTAGCTATAAAAATAGTATTAATAAAAATGGATGGCGTGGTGGTAAGAAGGTTATAATTCATATTAATAAGACATTTGGTTCTGCAGGTGCCAGTAGTCAATCTCATGTTGCAGTTAAAACAGGTAATACAAATAATAATAACTCTCAAGCAGGTTGGCCAAGTGCAACAACTTTTTCTATAGATGTTGGTTCACAAGGTGTTGTTGCTGGTAGGGGTGGTAATGGTGGAAGTACAGGAAATGAAGAAAGTGCTGGACAAAACGGTGGTGTTGGATCGAGTGCAATGAAATTAATACCTGGTATGCAAAATGTTATTTCTATTGCTAATGGTGGTGCAATAATCGCTGGTGGTGGAGGTGGTGGTTCAGGTTCTGGATCAGAGCAAAATGACAGTTTTGCTTGGTTTAGTGACTATAACTCTGCTAGTGGTGGAGGTGGCGGTGGCGGTGCTGGTATACCCGCTGGTTCTGGAGGGACAACTAGTGGTGTTGCTGGTGCTCAACCAGGTCAACCTGGAAATCAAAATTCTGGTGGTCCTGGCGGTATTGGAGGAGATGATTCAGAAGCAGAAGGTGGAAATGGGGGAGCAGGTGGAAATCCTGGTCAATCTGGTGGAAATGCTAGTGGTGGTAAAAGTCTAGCAGGTGCTAATGGTGGTGGTGGTGCAGGTGGTTCACAATATCTTTTTTATTAATCTTTGTAATCAATAGGACAAGAATAAACTATTTTTTCTGTAAATATATGCCACCCAGTTGCGATGTATTTTACATGGGTGTCACTTATCTGTCCTTTGTGTCCATGAGTCCAATATGCTGGCCATAAAACCAATCTACCTTGTATTGCATTTGTTCCAATTTCATAAGATGGAAAAAGAGTTCCTCCATTAGGAACTGTATTAAGATAGAACATCCAAACAAGAACACGACTAGAGGTCATAACACTTGCAACTTCACAATGGTGACTAAAATATCCCTGATTTGGTTCATATTTTTGTATGTTGTATGAATTCATACATGCCCAAGGATAAATTAAATTAGTTAAATCTGGATATTGTTTTTTATATAAATCTACATGAAAATTTAATGATTTGCTTAATATACTTGATGTAATTGATTTATCATTCATAGCGTAACCAAGATCAGTAGAATCTTTTACTTCTGGTTGCACTTCATAATTACCACTTTTACCTCTTACATGTTTATTTTTATTTGATTCAAATTCATCTATGATTAATTTACACTCATTTTTAGTAAGAGCATTGTCATATACTGAAATAAAATTAGGAAATTCCTTCATTTTTTATTATCTCTGCAACTAAAAAAAGAAGTGATAGCATATCTTCCCCAACCATCGTAGTAATCAGAGTCTTTTATTTTAACTTTACGAACTCCGTGTTCTACCCAACCAGGAAAAATAACCATTGAATTATTGGTGCATGGTAATTTGAAATCATATTTTGGAAATTCTAAATCCCCACCAACAAATTTTTTAGGTTCTCTGTAAAAGTAGGAAAAAGCTAGAAACATTGTGCTTTTATCTGTATGAGGATCGTAGTATTCGCCATCGTGGTAGTATCTAACTTTAGTGATATCATGATTTGTTTTATTCGCAATACTTACGCAACCATGAATATTCGCAAAAGTGTCTAAAACACCACATTCAAACAATTTTCGATTGACTGTTAATATATTGGATATTTTTCTATAGTCTACACCTTTTTCATTACTTTCATAATTTCTATACAAATCATCCAATACGAGAGCTTTTGCATTTGTATAACCAACGACACCTCCATAATTTTCAGCAGATACTAATTTATTAGGAGCAGTATAAAAATCTAATTCTTTCCAAATCAAATCTAATTCTTGCTGATTATAAAAGTTATTGACAACCATTAGTGGAAATGGTTCGCAATATATTTCTGCTTCAAGTTGTTCTTTCATTAGTTTTCACTTTGTATCCAACCCCAAGAGGTAACTAGATATTTGTCTCCATCAATTGGTGGATTACCTCTATGAACGTGAGTATATTGACAGGGAAAAATTAAAACATCGCCAGCAACTGCTTTCTCTCTCTTATTTTGATACAAAAATTCTGTTTCACCACCATCAAAATCGTCATTGAGATAAATTTGAACTACAAATGTTCTTCTTGCATCTGAGACATTTCCATTTTCATAGTGCCAAGCGTGAAATCCAGCACCACACATAATTTTTTTTACTTTACAATCGTGTATGATAAATTTTCTTGAACCTAGAAGTGGAAATTGTTCGAGATATTTATCAACACAAGGTTGAATTTTTGGAAACATTTTTTTCGTAACCTTGTGAACTGTGGGTAAAGTCACTCCATCATCAACCATTAAGTTGTTTGCATCTTGATCTTGAAAAGGTCGATTATTTAAATTTTGAGGGAAAAGTAAACTATTCTCGTCAAAAAAATCAATTAATTCAATTATTTCTCTACATTCTTGTCTTGAAAAAATATTTTTATATCTTATAATAAAATCAGTAACTCTATTATTTTCCATGTACAAAAAGTCAATAATATATTATATTCTATATAGTTGAACTTGTCAAGAGTCTATATTTCTGCTATTATATTAATATGAGTAAAATCTTAATTTTAGATAATTTTTTTGATAATGCAGAAGATTTGAGAGAATTTGCATTGTCATCTAGATTTTTTAGTCATGAAGAAATGAGTCATAAAGTAGGCTGGAGAGGATTTAGAACGGATGAGTTAAGTGGTTCAAGTAATTATTTAATTTTTAGAACTTGCCAAAAAATTAAACAAAAGGTGAGTGAGTTTTATAATTATGATACATATGCAGACAAGTATTATTTTTATTTCCATATATCAATTGATGATACAAAAAACTCTTTACCAAATTTTCATGTAAATAAATTTCACACTGATGATTCTAAATTTGCAGGTATTGTTTATTTGAATCCAAATGCTCCAAATAAAACTGGAACTACAATTATTGTTAATGAACATAGCAATGATGTAGATAATAAATTTAATAGGTTAGTAGCATATCCGTCTTGTTACACACATGCACCGACAGATTTATTTGGAGATTCACTTAAAACAGGTCGATTAACACTCTCTTTTTTTATTAAATGATTAAAATTGCTATTATTGGAGCTGGCAATGCAGGTTGTGTAACAGCATTACACTTTCATAAATTTTTAACAGACGTTACTGATCAATTCGAGATTGAAATTTATCACAGTCCTCACTATCATCCAATAGAAAAAGTAGGACAAGGAACTACTATTCAAGTCCCAGAATTAATTTCATCAGTACTTAATATCAATTGGTATCATAATCCAATAGGTGCTACATTTAAGACAGGTATATTATATGAAGGTTGGGGTAAGAAAAATGATAAGATATTTCATCCATTTTTAATGCCAAATGCATCAATGCATTTTGTTCCTAAAAAGTTATCTGAGTGTGTAATAGATTCAAATTTATTTAAAGTTCAAGAAAAAATCATAAGCAATCCAGAAAAAGATATAGATGCAAATCTTATTTTTGATTGCAGGGGAAGGCACAATAGAGATAAAAGTAATTATGATATTTTAATAAATCCATTGAATAGTGTTCTTCTTTCTAAAAAACATGAAAGAGACCCTGATTTAACCTATACTAGATGTGTGGCAACACCAAATGGTTGGACATTTGTGATTCCAAATCAAGATAGTGTATCCTATGGTTATTTGTATAATAATAGGATTACTAAAAAAGAAGATGCAATTAATGACTTTACATCTAGATTTAATTTAGATAAAATAACCGATTGTCTTGATTTTGATAATTATATGGCAAAAAATTTCTACAATGGTAGTAGAACTATATTACAGGGAAATATGTATGGATTCATAGAACCACTAGAAGCGACATCTGTTGCCTTTTATCAATTTATTTGTAGGCAGTCTTGGGATTTGTTATTTGAACTGCAAACACCAAATTATTGTAATAATAAAATTAGGGAAAATATGAAACAACTTGAAAACATTATATTGTGGCACTATCAATACGGTTCAAAATATGACACACCATTTTGGGAATATGCTAAATCTTTACCATTTAATCCTGATTCTAAATTTTTAGAAATGATAAGTGACTCTAATAATATGAATTCAAAAGAAATGTATGGTCAATGGCGAAAATGGAATTTTGATAATTGGAAAAAAGGTGTAGAAAGTTGAAAATTTATAGATACACTGTATCAGTTGTTCTAGAAACTCTACGTTTCTTTAAGACCCGACTTGCAAAAGGCGGGATTTTTTGCTATAATGGGGTTAATATAATCATTATATGGCAAAGGAAAAGGATTTAGATAAGTTTTATACACACCCTGACATTGCTAAAAGGTTTGTGGATATTGTCAATCAATACTATCCACTAGATGCTTTTGATATGGTCATAGAACCAGCTGCAGGGTGTGGAAATATATTACAATATCTACCATCGAGTTCGGTAGGAATGGATATAGAACCAGAGGGTAGTAATATTATCAAACAAGATTTTTTCAAATATAATTCGCCATATCATCCACTTACTAATAATATAAGAATTGCTACAGTTACTAACCCTCCATTTGGAACAGGTTATATGAATCCATTGGCAAAGGGTTTCTTTAATCATGCAGCAACTTTTAGTGAACTGATTGCCTTTATAGTTCCTGCAAAGTGGTCAACATCTTGGAAGGTACAGTTTCAACTAGATAAGTCTTTCTCATTATATCATAGCGAGATATTACCTAAGAATAGCTTTGTATTCAAAGGAGAACCCTATGACGTTCCTTGTTGTATGCAAGTGTGGTCAAAGTCAAAGGGATATAAAGATATTAGAATTAGAGAGAGACCACCAACAAAACATCAGGACTTTGAAATGTTCCTGACTTGTGATAATGTTCCAAGACTACCAGAGGTAAGAAAGCAAATAAAAAATCAAGAGTATTGGGATTTTGCACTTAAGTATTGGGGAAAGATAGGTGTTTGTGATATGGATGCAGTTACACCTGAGACAACTACACACTATTTGTTCAAATCAAATAAAAACTATGTTCGTACCATCTTTGAACAGATTGAATGGAAAGATTATGTATCAAATATGGGTGCTCCGAACGTGGGTGGTAAGTCATTGGTTGTCAAAGCATATAGTGAAACTAAAAACAAATTAAAAATTAAGGATTAGACAATCATATAACTGTCACAAGCTACTCCTATGGAGTAATTCTTGTGCTATAATAAGTACATCGAAAGGAAATTATGCAACTAAGACCCCATCAAACTGAAGCACTACAAGCAATGGCAGACAATGACTTAGGACAG